AATCGAATGCTATCAATTCAAAATCAGGTTGTACTTCAACTGTATTTCCGCCTTCTCTCATCACTTCTTTTACCGATCCCATACCTCTGGATGATATACCCAATTTAATTCCTGACTTGAAAAGTTCTTTGAGAATGTTACCTGCAGGTGTTGATAATACTTCAACAGTACCTACAAGGTCATCACCTTTAAATTTCATATCCAATACATTATGAGATACGTTATTAAGATTAACTACAGATGATTCTGGATGATCCAATTCTCCTAATGCTCGTCTTTCTTGCACAAATGAATCAGAATATTTTTTAGCTTCTCTCATTAATGTCTCTTTTGGATAGACTCTTCCATTTTGATTTTTAGCTTCCGCTCTTTGTAATACACCGGAAACAACTAACCGACCACCATTTTTAGATAATGATTCGTTTATTTGATGTGGTGATATTTCAAATAATGTATAATCTACTAATAATTGCTTACCCATTTTTTAGCCCTTTAATAAATAAACCTGAATTGACAAATGCATTTTGTTGATCAAAACGTTTTCTCTCATCTGCATATTTTCTTTTTTGTTCTGCTAATGTTAAATTTTTATTTTCATTGGCATTAATAAATTGTTTCCAGGTTCTATTTGGTATCATTGTGAAAGTTCCTTTAATCTATTTGCTATACGTGTCATACGTTCGTTTATTTTAGCAAAACGTCTACCCGTTGATTTCCAAAAATGATTTGATTGTACACCCATTTCTGTTTTCAATCGTAAATTATTTGCAACTATCTTTTCCATTTCTGCTAACATTTTATTAACTTCGTTAATACCACGGTTAACTTTTTGAGATGGAGTAGATGTAGGATCTTTTTTATAATCTCTATATGATACTTCATTAACAACACCATACATTTCAGACATCATCTTTTTATAAGTAGACTTGCCTTCCATTGGTTTAAATATTTTATTTGTCTTTTTGACTTTTTTCATTCCTGCGGGCTTAACAACATCTTCATCATCCGCCTTACCAAATGCATATGGTGTATTATATTCACCGCCGGCAGATGCAGTAGAATTCATTTCATCTAATTCTTCTTCCTCTTCATTCTTAACTGCTTTAGATACTGTCTTTCTACGTTTCTTAAGATATTCATCTGATGAATCTACTTTACCATCATTATTAATATCATCATCTTCTTTACCTACTGGGTCAAGTTTAGCCTCTGTAATCAAGCTTTTAAAATGATTTCCTATTTCGTTACTCCACTTCATTATTGTTGCCTTTTAAATACATAAACTGACTTGTTACCACTTTCGACTATTCTCGATGGTGATAATTCATATATAGTCCCTACTGTTAAATGAGCTATATTAACTGTACCGCCACCTGATAATGATATTGTACCAGCTGCTGATGATTCTCCTACTACAACTGCTCCATACCCAAAATTAGATCCGGTGAAATCGACAGTCGTATTTTTAACTAATTGCGCATTCCAATATCGTCCAGGATGGCCAAATTTTGAAAATTGGTTTACAGGTTGAGATCCGGTTGGCATTAAATATGGTCCACTCATTTATTCTTCCTTACTTTTTTTAGTTCGCCTATTAATTCATAATATCTTAACATTGTTAAAATATCTTTATCTTCAACTAAATGTTTTTTACGTAATCCACTTAATAATTTAACTAC